GGAACCCGGATCGCCTTCCTCAACGGCGCTGGCCTGCCGGTCAGCGAGACCTACGACGAAGTCCTCGCGGCCCTGAGAGGACAGTAGATGAAGCAGCCCACCGGGACAGTTTGGGACACCCGCACCTCCCGGTGGGTTCTTTCCAGGGAACCGAAAACAGCAACGAAAACAGTGAGACAGATCATGAATGAGATATCAGGAAAACCAAACTACGAGCAGATGAACGGTCAGCAATTACTAGATGCTTACAACGCCATGTCCCTGACCAAACGGAAATCTAAGTTCCAGACGAAGCAAGACGCCGTGAAAGCTTGCGAGCGGTTGTGGGCCGAGAAAGCGCCGCAGCCCGCCCCGAAGGCTCCCAGGGCTAGGCCCGTTCGAACGACCACTTCCCGCCTGCAGATGAAGATCTACCCGGCAGGGGGCGACAAGACTCTGCGGCCCAACAGCGACGGTCAGAAGCATCTTGACAAGATGAAAGGCGAGCCGACGATCGGCGAGTACCTTTCTAAATTCTCGCCGGAGGCCCGCCGCACGGCCAGCCAATGGCTCTCCAATCTAATCCGCTACAACCTCGTGAGGGTGGAATGAAGAAAAGGAAGAAACGGGGCGGGGCTAGCTTGCCCTGCCCAGACTGCGGCCGGGACAGCCACGTCATCATCACTAACCGTGTCGGCGACGTCGTCGTCCGAAAGCGGGAGTGCCTGGTGAAGCGGGGTTCCCACACTTACAACTCCGTCGAAAGAGTCATCAGCGATGAAGATCTATCTGAGCTGCAAATTCAGCAAAAGGAGCATGATGAAAAAAATCGTCCGGCCCGTCATCCAGGAACTCGGTCACGAAGTCGTGTCCCGGTGGGTGTGGCAGGACGATGACTCAGGTAGGGTTGCCGCCGGGATATGCATCGAGGACCTGAACCAGTCTGAGGCCCTGATCCTGTTCACGGACCCGATCGGTTCGATGAACCCCGGCGGCGGCCGCTGGTTCGAAGCCGGCTACGCCCACGCCCAAAACAAGAAACTCATCGTCGTCGGCAGTCGGGAGTGCGTGTTCTGCTGGCTGCCGTCGGTCGTCCAGTTCGAGGACTTGCACGGCTTAGTGGAGTATCTCCGATGAAGAAAGCAGACTACGAGTTAGTCGATTTCTGTTCCATCCAGATGGACAATGGTCACTTCAAGAGGGGCGCTAGCCTGGCCTGCAGCCACTGCAGCAAGAAAGAAGAAACGATAATCAACACCGTGAAAGGTCCAGTCGAAAGCGAAGTCGAAGAACGGATCATCATCCACAAATTCAAGAAACTAGGGTGGGTGATAGGAAAGACGAAGTCCCAGCATCTCTGCGGGACCTGTTTTCTCAGCAAGAAGGAAATCATCATCATGAAAGACGACAAATCAACGGTAATCCCTATGCAATCCACGACGGCCCTACAGTCTACCCTCACTAGCAAAACTGCCCCGCGGGCTATGACCCGAGACGAGCGATACCTGATCACTATGAAGATCAACGAACACTGGCTCGGGGAACAGGTCGGCTACGAAATGGGATGGAGCGACGAGCGGATCGCCACAGACTTAGGGACACCGCGGGCTTTCGTCAGCACGGTTCGGGACGAGACTTTCGGCCCGGACATCAACGAGAAAGACTCCAAGGTAATCAACGAGGCCCAGGGTCTCTTGAACGAAATCAGGGAGTTCAGCAAGATCACACAGCCGATCGTTCAGCGCCTCACCGACTTGGCCGGCAGGGTCAAGTCAGTCGAGGAGCAGCTATCCGCGATAGGGATCAATCGGTTAAAATCACCACGGTAATCCCGACTTCCTGGAACATCATCTGCGTCCAATCGGATGAAGACTTCCAAGGCTCTCGGTCCAGGGGCGGCGGCGTAACCACCCGCTTGATGCCCCTGGACACGATCGACTTAGCACACTCCTGGCAGGGGAACATCGTCGTCACCAGCGTGGCGCCTTCCAGATCGAACCGGGCAAAGTCCAGGGCATTACGCTCCGCGTGCTGCGTCAGGGCGTACTTGGTCGGCTTGTCAGCCAACCTCTCAGTCGTGTCCTTAACCCCCGGCGGGAAGCCATTGTAACCGAAGGCGATCAGCCTGCGGTCACGGCCGACGACGACAGCCCCCACCTGAGTGGACGGGTCACGGCTCCACTGAGACACGTGCTGGGCTAAGGCAAAGTAGCGGCGGTCCCAGTTGGTCATCGGGTTAAATCAGACAGGTCAGGAGCCGTCCAGCCCGCCGGCTTCACCACGTCGTACATGGACTGCCGGGCAGAGTCTGAACCGTCGGGCTGGGCGCGGACCTTCTTCATGTTGGCTTCGTGGACGCGACGCCAGGCCTCGTCGAAGTCGAAGCCGTAAAGGTACGCTGTCCCGAGGGCGACGTAGACGAGATCCACGAGGGCGTCGAGTTTCTTTTCCAGGCTTTCGGCGTCGCAGAACTCGTCGAGTTCTTCTTGCATGAACCGAGCCCGAAAATCCTCCAGGGCTCCGGCAATTTCCCGCGGCGGTCCTTTGTAGTCCAGACCGAACTTCTCGTGAAACTTACGTATATCATCGTACATTGTCATTACACAACCCACTCCCTTTGGGGGTCCGAGAGGACCACAGTTGCCAGATCAATCTTCTTCCGCATAGCGTAGATAATCTTCCACTCGACGGTGTCGCGGGTCACGAAGTCAACGATCGTCACGCGATCCGTTTGCTGAATAGAAGACGCCCGTTCCTCGGATTGGTCTCTGTGTTCTAAGTTATCCGTGTTCGAGTAGTAAACAATTAAGTTGGCTTCGGACCAGTCACGGCCGCGGCCGCCTGATCCCGGCGTGGCGACGATGAACCGGCAGTCAGGATCGTTCTTGAACCTGTTGCTCGACTCTTCCCGGGTGTCGCGGTTCTGTCCCCAGAACGTCACGGTGGACTGCGCCCCGAACCGCCGCTCGAGGGAGGCCGCCACCTTCTGCAGGTCGCGGGTGTAACTGCACCAGACGATCGCCTTGCCGTCGTGGTCCTCCAGGAGCTCCAGGAGCGCGTTAGTCCGGTTCTCAGGGACCTGCTCAGTCGTCTTTGTTTCGTCGTCCGTAGCCCAGCCACAGCACAACTGGTGGAGTCGTAGAGTCGTCGTGATGCTGTGCTGGGAGGACATGAACACCCCGTCGCGGATCTCAGCCGTCGCGGTGGCTTCCATCTGCCGATAAAGCCGTTCCTGAACGGGCGTCATCTCGACTTCGCGGGTCACGTACAGCTTAGGCGGCACGTCAGCGCAGTCCTCGAGACGCTTGCGGTAGGACCAGGGTTCTAATTTAGACCACAGCTCGTCGATCTTGTCCGTGTACCGAACCACCAGCGGAATGTGAAACTTGCCGCCGACGATGATGTTCTTAACGATCGCGTATCGCTGCTGGAAGGCCTTGTACGAAATGAACCCCAGGAGACCTGGTTTCAGGAACTCGAATTGACCCCACAGGTCTAAGGGCGACCGCGGCGTAGGCAAGCCCGACAGGATGCGGACCTTGCCGGCTAAGGGCCGCAGGTTGTGGATCGACTGCGCCCGATGCGATCCCTTGCCGCTTTGCTCCCACCGCAGGATCGTAGTGCTCTCGTCGATGACTAACATGGACTGGGGGTGCATCTGCAGGAGGGCAGCGCAGGCGTCCCGAACCTCTTGCACGACGCTGAAGGCCTCGATGTTCGCGATCAGGATCTTAGGCCGCTTCGTGATCTGGAACAGCGGCGCGATGGACTTCATCTTCAGCTTGCTGTCCCACACGGCGACGATGGACCGCTCCAGCACCCCGTGTTCTAGGTGCTTGTTCAGTTCCGTTACCCAAACGCGGTAAACTCCTGCCGGTGCAGTGACGACCAGAACCCCGCCGGACCGGTCGAGGGATCTTTGCCAATCGTCGATCGTGACTTTGGTTTTGCCGGTCCGCATCGTCATCAAGAGAGCGAACGCGTCTTTGTTTTCCATTCGCTGGAGGGCTTCAACTTGGTGGGCGTAAGGTTTGAACGTCACTGTTTTCTCCGTGGAAAAGAACCTCGGGTCTTTAATCTACCAGTATACAATACTACAAAACTATGGGATACAGGAATTTAATCATGGAGGTAACATGACGAGTCCGCTCGACGAGATACTCAAGCAGCGTGGCACTGTCCACGGCGACTTCACAGATGTTGCCGACGTCAGCCAGCAGCTTAAGGCTGTGCTCCAAACGGGCAAGTCCTGGAACGAGTTGACAGCGGTCCAAAAGGAAAGCCTGGAGATGATCATGCACAAGGCCGCCCGCATCGTTTCGGGAAACCCCAACCACCACGACCACTGGGATGACGTTGCCGGCTACGCCACGATCACATCCAAAAGGATCGTCTGACGTGTGCGGTTGGTTGGCCCAAGCAGGACCGAAATCGAAGACCTTTGACAAGGCCCTCGAGAGCCTCAACCATCGGGGCATTCGAAAGAAAGTCATCAGCCACAGCTACGGCACAGTGGGCCATGTCCGCTTGCCGATCGTGGGATTGTCCACGGCAAACGACCAGCCCGTTCAAAAAGGCAACTGGACGATCGCCTTCGTCGGCGAGATCCTGGACTTCCGCGACAAAGATCCAAAAGCCGAGTGCGACCTGCCGATCGTCGTGGACCGCTGGATGACGGGCCTGACAGACCACGACGGCTTCTGGAGCATCGTGGCTCTGAAGAATAACGGCACGCTCCACGTGGTGTGCGATTACCTGGCGCAGAAGCCCACGTACTACCGAGCTGACGTGCGGGCCGCCGCGTCTGAGCTGAACGCCCTGACGATCCTGGCACCGACGCAGCCTGACGAGGTGTACCTGGCCGCTGTGATCAAGTGGGGCTACTGCCCTGAGGTCGAGCGAACTCCCTACCGCCAGATCAAGCACGTCCTGCCGGGGGAACACGTCCGCATCACTCCGTTCGGTTCTGTCCACCGGGAAATCATAGATCCACTTCATCCTGTTAAAGGCGACTTGAAAGCTGAGATCGAGGCGGCAGTCCGCCGGCGGGTCCTGGCCGCGGATGTGCCCGTGGCTTGTCTTTTGAGCGGGGGTTTGGACAGTTCCATTGTTTACACCCTAGCGCGTCGCCACGGCACCGTCATCCCTTACTACGCGGACCTCGGCGACGGCGACGCCATGGAGCACTTCCGGGTGTCCGCTGTCGCGGGCAAGCAAAAAGTAAACGAGGTCCACGGCTCCGTGGACGTAGACGACGACACCTGCCTGTCGTACCTGCAGGAGCCGATCGACTTAGGATCTTTGCGCCCTCAAATCGCCCTGGCTCGGGCCATCGGGGACAAGCAAACGGTGTGCCTGACTGGTGACGGCGCAGACGAAGGCTTCGGCGGCTACGGCCGAGCAATGCGGTACGACTCCCAGGGCTCAGACTTGTTCCACGAACTGCCCGCGTGGCACCTGGTTCGCCTGGACCGAGTGATGATGCGCCACCGGATCGAAGTCCGCAGTCCGTTCCTGGCTCGTCAGGTGGTTCAGATTGCCCTTGGCCTGCCTTACGAGGAACGGCGCAACAAGAAAATCCTCCGCGATCTATTCCGCGACGACCTGCCGCCGGAGATCGCCGACCAACCTAAAAAACCCCTGCGGATCGAGGAGGACCGTGAAGAGCGGTCTCAAAATCTGGTCCGCCTGTTTCGACAAAAGGACGCAACATGGCACAGCTTACTTCAATCGGGATCACCTGTGGCATTGGTAGTCTCCTGATCGGTGCTCGGTCTGCAGGGTTCAAGGTCCTGGGCAACGTCGAGTGGCGGAAGTACTACCACGAGAAAGACTCGGACGGCCGCAACACTTTCCTGGAGAACTTTCCAGGGGCCGTGTTCCCCCACTCCGTCGAGCAGATGACGGAAGAAGAGTTCCGCCGATTTAGTAATCCCGACCTGGCCCTCGGCCACCCGGAGTGTGGAGCTTACAGCGCCCTCAGCGGGGCGAATAAGAACTTCAGGGAACGGGCCGCGACCGATCAGTCTGACATTCCTTTGTTCGTGGAACTGGTGGCAAAGCTGAAGCCCCGCTACTTCGTCATGGACGATCTACCGAAGTCCCTGACCGCGTATCCTATGAAAGAATACGCCGACGGTCTGCCTGAGTATGACCTTTACCCCGAGTGGGTCTCGAACTGGGGCTACGGCAACGTCCAGAAGAACCGCAAGCGCTTGTTCATGCTGGGCGCTCTGAAGAAAGAACGGTGGGTGTTCCGCCCTGGCGAAGCCGAGCACGCGTTGACCGTGGCCGACGTTCTGGGTGACCTGGGCAAGCCGCGGTCGCGATCGAACATGCCGAACATGGACCCGTGCGACCTGTCGGCCGAATGCTTCCGAGCGCTGAACTTAGGCGGTTACCGAAAAAAGAACAGCTGGGGCGACGTCAAGAAGTACTTCGCCGACAAGAGGGCTGGCCACACTCTGCAGTACCCCACTAAAGAGGGCCGGCTGGTCAACCGGATCGGCTTCCTCAAGGGGCACTGGGACGGTCCCAGCCATGTCCTGACCGGCCAGAACGCCACCCTCCATCACTTGCGGTGCGAGCCCTATACCATCCGGGAGCGCGCCCGCATCATGGGCTTCCCCGACGATTTCATCTTTTATGGCACGATCCTGAACGCCAAAGGCGAGTGGAACCACGACGAGAACAGCCACATGGTCCGGCAGACGGGCAAGGCAATGCCCATACAGTTCGCCGAGTACGTGTCCCGGCAGATCGCGGCCCACATAGGGGGCAAGCCGTTTGCGTCGTCAGGCGTACGCCTGCTGCCGGCTAACCCCCACATAGACGAAGCCAAGCAGTGGTATTGCCAGAACGTGGGCTATGCCGACCAGCCGCAGGCCTGCGGCCAGTGCTGGCTGGCCCGGCGGTGTCAGATCCGTACCCGGAAGTACGGTTTACCCCCTGAGGGGGACGTAACTCCGGTCCCATCTAGGGACTTACGCCCTCCGGATTCTAAGTCTGAACCAAAGAAAACACGGACCCCCTCCCAAGTCCTTGTAAACAAAAAGAAAAAACACGGGTATCCTGATACCCATAAAACTTATCCCCCGCTCACAATAGAGGAATACTAGAAATGTATGGAGAACGAGTCAACCTGATCAAGGGCCAAGTGCCCGAGTTTTACCACTGCCGCTGCAAGTACTGCCAGAAGATCCTCGGCGAGCTCTTGCGGCCTGACGGCAGTTACTACAGCCGCTTGGAGCGGCGGCAATACTATGACCCTTCTGAGTCAGGATCTAAGAACGCTGACGGCAGTAAGAAGCATTCACACATCGCAAAATCTCCTCTTCACGTTTCTCGCTGGGCGATCCAGCAGTACACCAAACCCGACCAGTGGGTCCTCGACCCAACTTGTGGCGCGGGGACAACAATCGTCGAAGCCGTGACCCAGGGCCGGAACGCCGCCGGCATGGAGCTGGAGTACGGTGACATCCTGAAGGCGAACATCGCTAAGGCCAAGGAGATCAACAACCTGCCGATTGTCAAGATCGGCAATGGCGACGCCAGGGAAATCGCCACCTTCCTGGAAAAGGCTAAGGTGCCGCCAGTCCACTTGGTCCTGAACAATCCGCCGTACTCGGGCGACGTGTCCATGCCCAGCCCAAAGGGGAAGCTCCGCGGCAAGGAACACCGCGACCAGGAAATCACGTTCAAGTACGACAAGACCCTGCCCAATCTCGCTTTCCTGAAAGAGGGCGAGGAGTACTGGCAGACCATGATGGAGATCTACAAAGCCTGTGTAGGCCACTTGGTCAAGGGTGGTTTCTTAGTTCTTGGCATCAAGGACATGAGCAAGAACAAAGAGCCGTTCCTGCTGCACAAGATGTTCTGCGAGCAGATCGAGGACAGCCTGAAACTGAAGTTCGTCGGCACAGCGTTCCTGAAGCACCACCCGGGCACGCTGCATCTGAATAGCTGCATGAAGCGCCATGGCTTCGAGCCGCCGAAGCATCAGACCATTAGTGTGTTCAAGAAATAATACTAGTATACACGGCTGAAGTTTTGTAGTTTATCTGTTGTACCGGCAATCACCGGAAAACAGAGGAACGAAAACGATGCTGACGAAGACAAAAGAAGAGCCGAAGACGATCTTGACCATTAGCCCGCCGAACTTTCAGCTGGCTAAGGTCAAGATCATTGGCACTGCCCCCCTGGTCATGAACAAAATGTCCAGCGCAAACCGGCAGAAGATGATCGACGACATGATGGCCGGTAGTCGTACCAAGAAAGGTACCGCCCGGCCGCCTAAAGACTTCGACGCTGTCTATAAAGGCGCGATGCACATCAGCGAAACGGGCCAGTATGGCATTCCGGCTTCAGCCCTGCGGACGGGCATGATCGACGGCTGCCGCCTGGTCGGTTTCAAGATGACGATCGCGAAGCTCAGCGTCTTCGTCGAGGCCGATGGTTTCGACACCGACGACGGCCAACCTCTCGTGCATCTCACTGTTGGTTCTCCGGTTCGCCGGGACATGGCTGTGAAGCTGGCGAACGGTTCGACTGATATCCTGGCACGGCCATTCTTCATGCCGTGGGAGTGCGAGCCGACCTTGCGTTGGGACGGTGACCAGTTCAACGCTCAGGACGTCATCAACTTGCTCGCTCGCGTTGGCGGTCAAGTTGGCATCGGCGCTGGACGGCCCAATAGTAAAATGAGCACAGGTATGGGCTGGGGTACTTTCCGCGTCGAGTCCTGAACCTAGCAGGCCAAGCATAGCGCAGTAATGCACAGACCAGCTTAGTCAAGTATAGCGCAGTCGAAGCAGGCTTAGTTTAGCAGATCGGAGCATAGAATAGCAGAGCCCCGCAAAGTTTAGCCGAGTCAAAGCAGGCGGAGCTAGGCAGAGCGTAGTTCAGCTTAGTCCAGCACAGATTAACGTAGCAAAGTCGAAGCAGGCGAAGCTTAGCTCAGCGCAGCGAAGCGGAGATCAGCGTAGTTTAGCACAGCATAGCCCAGTCAAAGCAGGCAAAGGAGACTAAAGTGAGCATCAAGGAAGAGTTACTAGCGTTGCGGGAGGCCCAAGGCGGCATCCTGCGGGTCGAGCCGGTGGTCGAGTGGGCGCAAGCCCACCCGACTTCGGATCTTCACAAGTCCCTGGAATGGGACGATGAGAAAGCGGGCTTCGAGTGGCGGTGCCACCAAGTCCGCCGGCTGATCGCTGTCCACGTCGTGAACGAGGAAGGCGAGCGGCAGATGGTAAGCCTGACTATCGACCGGGTGAGACCGGGCGGTGGCTATCGGGACATTCAAGACGTCGGCTCTGTCCCTAACCTGCGGGAAGTCATGCTGGGGGATGCTCTCGACGAATTGGAGCGGGTTCAGGCCCGCTACAATCACCTGCAGGAGCTTGTCCAGATCTGGGAAGCCGCTGATCAAGTCCGCCAGCGTCATCCTCGTAGGCACCGTCGCGGCCGGCCGGAGAACCGATCGACGGCCTGAAGTCGAAACAGGCGGAGCTAAGTCGAGTTCAGCTTAGCGCAGACAAGTGATGTTTAGCAGAGTCGAAGCAGGCGGAGCTAAGTCGAGTTCAGCAAAGCAAAGTCGAAGCAAAGCAGGCCGAGCACAGCCAAGCGTGGAAGAGCACAGTGCGGTGAAGTTAAGTCGAAGCAAAGCAGGCAAAGCCCAGTGCGCAGAGTGGAGCAAGCTAAGCCATGCCCAGCCCGGCCCAGTCGAAGCAAAGCAGGTAAAGCGTGAAATGGATTGTTGGAACTGATGACCCGACCGGCCGCGGCGACGCGTTCCCTCCGAACACGAAGGGGACGGGCCGCCGCCTGCTGGCCTTGAGCGGGCTGTCCGCAGACGAATACACGGCGACGTTCTTCAGAACCAACACCGAAGAGGAACCGGTCTTTCGCGGGGGCGACACCGTCGTCGTTCTGGGGCGCGTCGCCTGGCGTCACCTCCGCCTGCCGTCCCGTCATCCGTGGTTTACTTCAACGGTCAAAAATAGAACTACATACTGGTTAATTCCCCACCCGTCGGGAAAAAACCTGATGTACAATAGCCTGCAGGTAAGACGCAAGACGCAGCGTCTGATGCGGTCTCTGTCACGGAGGTAGTGATGGAAATAGATCCGATTTGGCGAACGCAGTTCCAGGGCGGCCAACCAAAGGAGAGGAAAACAGTGAAGAAAATCCCCTGTCGTATATCTGTAGGCCACCACCCCCCTGGATATAGCAAACAACGAAACTGTCAGATGATCGCTATCCATGTCCCGTCTTTTGTAGGAGTCTATGACACCGTGTGGCTTTACCACACGAAAGATCGGGGGATGATCGTAGTTAAACCGCGGGTCGGATTTACTAAGCACAAAGTGCAGAAGAAAAAGGGCCGAATCACCCACAACTCCCGACTTAAGTTGGGAGAATTAAAAAAATGCGGACTCACAGACACATTCCTGGTTCAAAACGGGGATGAGTACGTTTTCGAGTTCCCCAAATGATCTACGTGACAGACACACCGTCGTTTGAAGCCGTGCGGCAGGATCTCCGGCGGGCGTTTCGGACAGCGCCGCGCGTTGCCACTGAACGGTGGCAGGGGCTCGATGTCAGCCAGAACCCTGCCGCCGTGTCGTACGAGCTGAGGAACGTGGAGTTCGAAGTATCCCTCGGCGGGTTCGAGGACCTCGACCACTGGCGGCAGGACATTCAGCCGAACCTGCCCTGGGCCGATGATCACTTCCTGGAGCGCGTGGGCGGCGAGCCCCTGAACCCAGGGAGGGAGTGGGCCAACTGGCCCTGGGCCGGCAGCGCTGCCCGGTTCAAGGAGACCCACTTCAACCACACTTACATGGAGCGTCTGTGGCCTAAGTTCGCCCGCCGGTCCGGCGGCGGCACCCTGCCGGAGAAGGGCCGGTTGAGGAAGTACCCTGCCGGCGACAAGCGGCCTAAGTACGGCGTCGCTTATTACTGGGGCGACCTCGAAGATTTGGTCGAGATGCTGGCCAAAGAGCCGCACACCCGGCAGGGGTTCATCCCGCTGTTCTTTCCTGAGGACACGGGCGTCGGCGACGGCGGCCGCAAACCGTGCACCTTAGGATACCAGGTCATGGTCCGCGACGGCGAAGCCCACATGTGGTACCCCTTGCGGTCCTGCGACTTCGTCCGTCACTGGGCCGACGATTGCTACCTGGCCGTGCGGCTGCTCCTGTGGATCATCGACCGCTGCCGAGAAATCAACGGAGATGATTGGCTATCAATCCGACCCGGTAGCCTGGCCATGCACTGCACTAGTCTGCACATTTTCGAAAATGACAGACGGGAGTTGCTGAAATCGTGAAAACTGCCTTTGTCTATGGTAGAGAAGTCTTGATCCTCGCGGCAGGCCCGCAACAATCTTGGATCAAGTGGAGGGACAATGGCACTGAGCAAGCAGTCATCAACGACCATATCAGAAGTGATCCACTCGTACGGCAGCCAGATGGGAAAGACGTTCCCCGATCGGACAAAAACCATCGGCGCGTCCGAGATCGGCCTGTGCGCGCGGCGGATGCACTTCCTGAAGAAGGGATACCAGACCGACGCGGCCGAGACAGCGGCCAAGCGGCAAGGGGACAAGAGAGGATCTCTGGCGTTGCCCGAGAACTGGGGCGCCCACGTCCGCGGCAGCGTGATTGAGGAGCAGCTGTGGGCGCCAGCCATGAGGGCAAAGTTCGGCGATGACCTCAAGATGGCCTGGCCTGAGCAGCAAACCCTGACGTCTGGAGCCCTTTCGGCCACACCGGATGGGGTGGTCGTTGGCCGGGGGAATGAGCTTCTGAAATATCACGGCATCGTTTGTAATAAAAAAACCGATGTTGTCGTCGAGTGCAAGTCGATAGACCCGCGGGTGAACCTGGTTGAGGAAAAGGCCCAGCACGCGTATCAAGTCCAAGTTCAGATGGGCCTGATCCGCGAGCTGACGCCGTACAAGCCGCTGCACGCGATCATCTCCTACGTCGATGCTTCGTTCTGGCAGGAAGTCAGCGAGTTCGTCGTGGCCTGGGACGAGGACCTGTTCGAGAAAGCCAAGAGCCGCGCCGCCAGGATCTTGGCCGGAGACCCCCACGACCAGAAGCCCGAAGGCTGGATCGCCGGCGGCAAGGAATGCGGCTGGTGTCCCTGGAGCCGCCTGTGCAACAACATGCGCGGCAACGTGCCCACCGAAGAAGTGGGGCTGGACCAGCAGAAAGTTGCTGAAATCCTGGACCTCTGCCGAGAAGCCCTGAAGCACCACTACGCCCGCGCCGAGGCCGACGAGAAGTACCGGGAGATGCAAGACGTGATCAAGACTCGTCTGCAGGAGTTAGGGACTAAGAAAGTTCCTGGCGTCGTGAATTGGGTGCCCGTCAAGGGCCGCACCAGCTGGGACATGGACGCAGTGGTCAAGTTCCTGGAGAAAAAGAAAATCAAGATCGAGCAGTTCAAGTCCACGGGCGAACCCTCGTCGCAGCTGACCATAGACAAAAAAATAGTCCTGATCTGAAAAAACAATGGTACAGTTGCCGCACCGCATTCCGCGGAACAAAGGACGATAACGATGGACGATCTGACAAAGACGAAACAGAACAATCTCGTCAACCTCCAGAAAAATTACTTCCAGCAGTACGGTGAGGCCGTCTCGGGCCAACAGACGATCGTGGGCTCGTTGCTGAAGTTCAGCAAGGGCCACTGGCTGAAGGGAGCGGAGGAAGAGGAAGTGGTGGCAGCTACGAAGTTCGTCGTGAACATGGACGAGATGTTCACGGGGTTCCAGTGCTGGAAGGACAACAAGCCCGTCGAGCACCGGCGGGGGAAGATCTCGGAAGGCTGGGCACCGCCTAAGCGCGCCGAGCTGGGCGACATGGACCAGGAGCAGTGGGAGCTCGACACGAACGACAAGCCCCGCGACCCCTGGCAGTTCAACAACTGGCTCCTCATGAAGCCTGTGGGCAAACGGTACAGCACGGACGTCGCCCTCACGTTCATCACGTCAAGTCAGGGCGGCATCAGCGCTGTAGGAAAGTTCACGAAGGCCTACGGCGACCAGATGGCGCAGCACGAAGACGAGTGGCCGATCATCGAGATTGGTTCTGAGTCGTACAAGCACTCGAACAAGGAGTTCGGCCGCATCGAGAAGCCGATCCTTACCCTGGTAGGGTGGGAGAAGAAATCCTTGTTCGTCGTTGAAGACGAGGAAGCCGCCGCCGAGCCCGAGCCCGCGCAGACGACGAGGAAGGGCCGCCGCAGATAAAACTGTGTTTCAAACAGACCCTCGCTGCTTCTAGCAGCGGGGGTTTTCAATGGAGGTAACCGTGGCACGAACTATAGTCCCCGCTCAGCCAGGACACGAAGTAATATTAGAAAACGGTGATCGTTTCCCTATCATCGCTTGGTCGGTCATAGACGATGCACTACTTCGTCCTTTCCCTGTGACTTATCATCCATTGCCGCAAATGGAGAAACTCACGACGATCCGTTACCCTGACGGCCGGGTGTACGACGGGAGCAAATGGTATGAGAGCGTCGAAGCCTGGCAGGCTAGATAAAACTGTGTCACAGTAAAAAACAGTCATCTTCAAAAAATAGGCGTGGTACAAAAGGACCCCAGCACCGCGGCGTAGGTGCTGGGGTTTCAATGTAACCTGACGGTTCAATCCACTGGAGGGGGGCTCATTATGGACTAAATCATCAGCAGCACGAAGGCTCTCCTCAGCATCCCTACCAACGAGAGCCCTTACTCAACCACCACAACCGGAAAGGCTGTAGTCCCTACAACCCACAACAAGAAAGGTTGCAGTTATGCCATCCAATAATCATTCCGCGGGTGGAAGTAAACCTTTAAGCCCAAACGGCCAAGCCGCCCTTTCGTACACTACTGTACAAAAATGGGCCGTGTTCCCTGTCCCGCCGAACACCCGGGCGTCTTACCTGTCCAAGGGATCGAACGGCGAGCGCTGGGGCTGCACCCGCGATCCAGACAAAGTCAGAGAATACTGGACCAGGTTCCCCACCGCAGGCATTGGCCTGCCGATGGAGGAGAACAACCTGGTCACTGTGGACGCTGACACAGCGGAAGGCCACGTACGCGGCGGCGGGCCGGAGGCCATGGCAGCCCTGGAGGCGCAACACGGCGCGCTGCCTGACACGCTACGGGCACGGACACCGTCAGGCGGCCGGCACTGGGTGTTCAACCGGCCCGCCGGGGTCACGGTCATCAATGCCTCAGGCGTTCCCGTCGACGGCATCGACATCCGCGGCGACGGCGGCATGATCGTGATCGCCCCCACCAAGCGCAAGGGCAAGGCCTATACCTGGGAAAACTTAGGGGTGAAGATAGCCGACGTGCCGCCGTGGCTGCTGGAGCTGATCACGCTGCGGCCGCGGGGGTCGTCAGGCCGTCCTGCCTTCGGCAGCAACTACGAGCCCATGAGCGACGAGAAGCTGGAGGCCTGCGTCAAGGCCATCAAGAACCCTGCCGACCTGGGCCGCGACGCTTGGACTAAGATCGCGATGGCGATCTACTCCGCCGACAGCGGCGACCTGGGCTTTCGGCTGTTCGACGACTTTTCCAAGCGCTGGGAGAAGCCCAACGGCTACGACCCTGAGGCCACCCAGCAAAAATGGCGGCAGCTGCAGGGCAGTCCGCCCAGCAGGGTGACCGTGGGTACGCTGATCATGTTGGCCAACCAGGACAGCCCAGGCTGGAACCCATCGCACCCACGGGGCTCTGGCGCAGTCCCAGGAGCCCCCGAGGACCAGGCTGAGATCCTGCCGGCTAAGTTAGCCCTGACGGATTTCTGGGCTGACCACGAGGGCCATCGGTACATCTACGCCGGGACCAACCGGGGTTTCTCGGCGACGGTCGTTGACAACTACTTCGGCAAGGTCAAGGCTGGCGAGGACGCCGAGGGTGAGCCGATCATGGTTCGGGCGTCGGTCTGGCTGGACAACAACCGCAGCGTGCAGCAGGTTCTGTGGGCACCCGGCGAACCCATGATCATCCAGGAGAAACACCTGCTGAGCGGCGGCTGGGTCGAGGCCAAGGACAAGCGGGCCTTTAACATGTACCAGCCGCGGCGAACCGTCAGTTGGCAGGGGCGCAGCGCTCAGCGGTGGGTGGACCACGTTCATCGGCTTTACCCTAACGAGGCTGATAGGATTATTCAGACGTTTGCGTACAAGGTGCAGAACCCTGGGGCCAAGGTCAACCACGCGCTGGTGTTTCTGGGCGACCAGGGCATCGGCAAGGATACCCTGATCGAGCCCATGCGTCACGCCGTCGGCAGCTGGAACTTCGTCGAGATATCGCCGCACGACATTCAGTCCGCGTACAACGGCTACTTCCAGAACGTAGTCGTCTTGATCAACGAGATCCGGGACCTGGGCGACATCAACCGGCCTCAGTTCTACGAAAGGACTAAGGTGCTGATCGCCGCCCCGCCCTCGACGATCCTCGTGAATGAAAAGTACATCCCGCATCGGTCAGTCTTGAACTGCTGCCTGGTCCTGATGACGACTAACGACAAGGCGTCGCTGTGGCTGCCACCCAGCGACCGCAGGCACTACGTCCTGGACTCGCTCGTCATGCGCGGCGACATCGAGGATGGGTACTTCGAGGGGATCTGGGAATGGTACCGGACCGGTGGATTGGAAGACGTGGCTGAGTACCTGGAGACTTTGGACGTGAGCAGCTTCAGTCCCTACATCCCGCCGCCGCAGACCCAGGCGTTCTGGGAAATCGTTCAAGATTCGACGCCTTCCGAGGGGGCTGAGCTGGCCGGTTTGTTGATGCAGATCGGCGATCCGAAGGTGGTGACACGGGACATGATCATAGAAGCTACGAACGGGAACCCCGTTTTTCAAAGCATTCAAGTGTGGCTGGAGGACCGAAAGAACCTCCGGCTATTCCCCTCTAGGATGGACACAGCGGGCTACGCGAGGGTGAGAAACCCCAACAAGGCGGATGGTCTTTGGCCATTGCCGGGGTCGTCACGGGGGGTAGTCGTCTATGCTAAGAAGGAACTTTCCCGCGAGGAAAGGGCCGCAGCGATTGCGGGGCTGGCGGGCCCTGGGTCGGCAGCGCACAATTAGCCGACGGTGATAACGGTGATGGTTTGAACTCTCCGACGAAAAGTGAAAACCAATAACGGTCCCCCGCATGCTACTTAGATCAAAGTGAGAACATATAATGAAAACAACGGTTTGTGCCCCCTGCCGAGGAAACCGGTTTTCGCTGGAGAGTTCAAACCATCACCGTTATCACCGTCGTGACAGCCCCGCAGGTCCTGCGGGTCTCAGACCAACCGACGGGAGACGGAAGCCGTGGAACTAGCTTTTTTCAAACGGACCACTGAATGCCTTTCAAGATGTTATCGAGGCCTACCAAGTTGGGAGAGTTGCCACCACGGATCGTCGCTAACTCTCCCAACTCCCAACGATTCTAGGAGGAGCAGATGATGAAAGCGAGAGAGATCATGCCGGCTAGGCGCCGTAGTGAAAGCTTTGAATTGCCATTCGGCGGCTTCTTGACGCCACACAAGATAACGATCGGCTATTACTCCGACGGCCGGTTAGGCGAAGTGTTTATCACCAGCGGCAAGACGGGGGAAATGGTCGAGGCCATTGCCAGAGACGGCGCGATCCTTCTGTCGATCGCCCTTCAGCATGGCGCTACGCTCGACACGATCAAGAGCGCGATCACGCGCGATTCCTCAGGGTCGCCGACGTCGATCGTCGGGGCCGTTGTAGACAAGTTGTGAATGCACCACGCGATGGCGGCCTGCCGAGGATGTTCCGCCAGAATCTCAGGCAAGCCCAATGGACCGCCATCGAAACAGGAGCGACCTCTCAGGGCGTGCCAGACCACGAGTACGTGTTCCCCGGCGGCCATCAGGGCTGGGTGGAATTCAAATCTACAAACGCTTGGGCAGTCCGGTTAAGGCCTGAGCAGATCGGCTGGCTGCTCCGACGCTCACGACTGGGCGGCCGGTGCTTCGTGGCTGTGGTTCGGCAGGGCCACGAGCTTTCGTTGATCGACGGCGCTAAGGCTGACGTCCTGGGGGCCTCAGGCCTTAAGGCCGTGGTGCCGGTTCTGTGGCTGCCTGAGTTGCCCTGGGACTGGAGCCAGATCCAGCGGGTGCTGACGGGGGTGTAGCAATATTTTGCAGATGAATGGTTTACTTCTTACGGGTAAGGATATATGCTCACGACACTGAAACACAGGAAACCCTCTCATGAAACGATTACTGATCGCCCTCGCCCTGTTAGGAACCTTGCCGGCTCACGGCGAAGAAGCTAAGATATGCGTCTGGGGCAAGCAGGTCACGTTGATAGAACGGATGGCTTCAGGCCGGCCGGGTTACGACGCGCTGTTCGTCGAGGCCAACGACAAGACCCCGTTCTTTGTGCTGTTGCCCCATGACGCGCCCCTGTCAGCCGCCTGCCGGGTAAAATGAGCATCTACAAGTACGGCGTAACACCGTCGTCGCAAAAAGCCGAGCGGGCTTTGGAGAGCCTTGATCGGAAAGATCCGCCTCCTAAGGTGAAAACGATCCCCCATGGCGTTTCGTCTTGCCCTGTGGTAGGACCCGATTCGTCGATTTAAGAGAGGGGCTCGTTTTGAATGTCTCGGTCGGACAGTTGGGTAGCAGTATCCACAGAACCAGCGGCGGAATACACCGCCCAAGTCGAGCTGCTTCGCCTCGGTCTTCATCCCTATCTGCCGCAATTCCGTCGATCTTGGCTGCCTCAGAAGGCGACGAAGCCCTTGGTTCGGGCTAATCCCTTGTTCCCCCGGTATCTGTTCCTGCCGTTGCCTGAGGCACGGGTGCCGGGGGTTCACTATGCTCGGGGTCTGCGGCGGCCCAAGCCGATCTTGGCCGATGCCGAGGGCCGGCCGTGGCTAGCGCCCGGGGACGTCATCTTCGACCTGGCGCAGATGGAGCACCAAGGGGTTTTCGACGAAGGCTTAGCCGCCGGGGACCGTGTGCACCTCCGGTCAAAGGGGCCTTTGTCGGGGGTCGACATGTTCTTCGACCGGGCGGCCGCGGGCACGGCGGAGCTGTTCCTGCCGCTGTTCGGCGGCTGCCGCGGGGTGGCCTCGACCGAGAGCCTGGTCAAGGCCTGATTGGACAAATCGAAAAAACGGCCTTATCTTGCGCCCCCAACGTTGCCATGGCCAGGTTCCAGGCTAATCGGCGGTTAGCTGGAGGCCATCGCAGGGGGCGCTGCTGGACGGATGCTCTCCGGGCCGGAATTAAAGGCTATGCTGACACGCCATGACAGACAATGACGATGAGGGTAAACGACTGCGCGACAACATTGTCCGCGAAGTCTTCACGTCGGTCCCGATGCCTAGGCCCAAGCCTAAGAAAAAACAGGCAAAGCTCAACGTCAACGAAGTCTGCAAGGTCATCGTCGAAGAACGGGGCCTGATCTCCCGCATCGCCGAGAAGCTCGGGACGACCCGGGCCAAGGTCAAGGCGTTCATCGTCAACCACGACAAGTGCGCCAAGATCCTGAAAGAGAATCGGGAGGCCCTCGGCGACTTGGCCGAGAAGAAATTGTACGAGCTGATCGAGAAAGGCGAGTACAAGGCGATCGTCTTCTACCTGACTGTCATGTGCAAGGACCGCGGCTTCGTCCTGCCGACGGGGATCTCGCCGATCTCAGGCGACACTAACACCATGACGGTCAACACGATCAACATCCTCGCCGTCCCGTCAGGCCGGTACTTGACGCCCGAAGAAATCGAAGCCCTGACGCCGGCTGACGATGCCGCCTGATGGCCAACCCTCTGACGTTTCGGCCTGGACCTGAGTCTGACGTCGATCACGATGGCAAGACGGCCGAGTGGGAAGATAACAAACTGTCGAACGCCCTAGCCTGGGCCTCGACAGTGTTCGTGCCGACCTGGTGCCAGAACGAGCAGCACTGGACCGCGCGGTTCGCCAATTCGCTGTTCACGACCTGTCCCTGCTGCATGATCTTCCGTGGCATCACGATCGGCGCCGCTGGAATGGCCCTGATCTCTGTAGCGATATTTGCCATGATTAGTCTCATAACATGAACATCGCCGCCCCGCCACCGATCGTCATGGGGAAGAAGTTTGCCGACGCCCTGTTCACTGACGCCCGCCACAAGGCTTTCTACGGCGGCCGCGGCAGCGCCAAGTCCTGGTCCGTCGCCACGTACCTGACGTCGACGGCAGCCCGCAAGAAGAAACGCATCGTCTGCGCCCGCCAGTTCCAGAACTCGATCCGAGACTCGTCGAAGGAACTGCTGGAGAAACGCATTCGAGCCCTTGGCCTCAGCCGCCAGTACGCCACGACGGAGAGGTCGATCATTCATCTGGGGACAGGCAGCTCGTTCCTGTTCGTCGGCCTAGAACGCAACGTCGAGTCGCTGAGATCCTTGGAAGGCGCCGACATCGTCTGGGTAGACGAGGCCCGCACGATCAAAGCCAAGTCCATGGAGATCCTCCTGCCGACGATTCGGCAACCAGGATCAGAGCTGATCTGGTGTTGGAACCCCGAGAAGCCGACCGACCCCGTCGACGCTTACTTCCGTGACGGCGATCCGCCGCCTCGCTCGATCGTGGTTCGCGTGGACCACACGGACAATCCGTTCTTCGAGCAGACGGAGATGCCCCACGAGCTGGAGACCCTTAAGCGGGGCAACTTCAACCGCTACAAGCACGTCTGGCTAGGCGAGTACGACCTGTCGTTCGAGACGAAAGTATTCTCGAACGTGGAAATCGGCCACTGCTTCGTCCCCGACAACTGCCCGCCCCTGTACGGCATGGACTTTGGTTTCGGCAGCGATCCGTCTTTCGTCGTCAAGCTGTACGTGATCGAAGAGCGGAAAGAGATTTACATAGCCGCCGAGGCTAGTGGCCGGGTGCCCATGGTCCAGCTGCCGGCCATGGTCCGCAGCGTGGTCGGCGACACGGGCCACCTGATCAAGGCAGACTCAAGCCAGCCGGGGACGATCGAGTTCCTGGGGAATCAAGGCATCAATATCTACCCGGCGAAGAAGGGGCCGGGATCTGTCAAGTCGGGGATCTTGTGGCTGCAAGGGTACAAGATTTACATCAACCCGGACTGCGAGGCCATGCGGGAGGAAGCCCACATGTACTCCTGGATGACGGATAAGCTGACGGGCAAGGCGCTGTCTGTGCCGATCGACTCGAACAACCATGGTTGGGACAGCGTTCGATACGCAACAGAGAGTGCTCAGACCGAGACGGGTAGCAGGGACGAAGACGGCGGGGTTTTGCAACTGAAGAGGTGGTAGGTATTTTTATTGCGGTGTACTAATGGCGAATGAAACTGACGTTCGAAAACATCCGAAAGACGACTCGCAAAAGCGGAATCTACCTCATACAGGGTCCAAATGGTCGCGTTTACATCGGGCAGAGTTACAACGTCGGCAGACGTTTGACCGTCCATTTGAGCCAACTGATAGCTGGGAAACATGGCAACGTTATATTGCAACGTTCATGGTTAAAGAATGGTTCTGATGCTTTTGAGTTTCGGGTGTTGATGGAAGTCGAACGCTCCATGCTCACTCGGATGGAACAGTACTGGATGGACCAGTTTAAGATCCAAGGGAAACTTTACAATTTGCATCCGACGGCAGGTTCTGCTCTTGGGTTCAAACAGCCAGAGTCGCAAAAATCTAAAGTAAGAGCGGCCTTGATAGGACGACCCCTAGATCCTGAGGCAGTTGCTAAGATGAGGGCAACTCTGACGGGTCGAACCCTTACGACGGAACACAAAGAAGCTATCGGAAGAGGAGGGAGGGGGTTAAAAAAATCTGCTAGTCACCGGGCCAAAATTGGCGCTGCACACGTTGGAATGAAACGAACAGCTGAAACCTGCGCCAATATCAGCAAGGCCGTACGAGCGGCAATGGCAGACCCCGAAGTACGGGCCAAGATCAGTAAGGCTGCCAGAAATCGAGGATGTGATGCCGGCCAGTCCAGGCTTTCCCCACGGTAAATCTATAAAAAATCCCATCACGTACGAGGCCCTCAAGCGCAGCGGCATGAGCAAGACAAAGGCTGCCCGGATCAGCAACGGTGTCCTGAAGCGCGGCGTCGCCAAGGGCGTCCATTGCCGCGGGGGCCGGTGCCGGAGCCGCTGACATGGCCAAGCTCACGAGCCGCCGGCGGAAGGGATTGCCGAAGAAGTCCTTCGCCATCCCTGGCAAGAGAAAGTACCCGATCCACGACAGAGCCCACGCCTCCAATGCCTTGGCGCGGGTGAGCCAGCATGGATCGTCGTCGCAGAAGAAAGTCGTCCGCGCAGCTGTCTGCCGGCGATACCCTGGTCTGCCAAGTTGTAAGTGAAATCGTGATCGTGCCGCCGTTCCGGGGGGTGTGGAAACGGCGGCACTTACACAACGGGTCGAGGGGTCGCGTCACCCAGAGGGGCTGGGTGCCAGCATAATTCACACCCCACAGGGGTTGTTCCACGGTAATCGGAAGGAATTTTTGTCATGGGTTGTGGTTGCGGTGGTCGGTCTTACGCTCCTCGGTCTGTCTTGCCGCCTAAGCGTCTGCAGGGGAATCACGCACCGATCTCGCAGCCGCCACGGATGGCGACGTCGCAGTCCCATGCGCCAGGATCTGCGCCCACCAACGTGGTCCAGTCCGCTAGCCTGCAGCAGCGCCGCGCTGCGGCTGCTAACCGCCGACAGGTCTGATAACATCCCATGGGTATGCTTAGTTATCTGTTCAAGAAAGCTCCTGAACGGATCGCCAGCGATGAGCCGGTGTCGCCGATCTACTTCATGGCGGGGCAGCCGGTCCGGTTCCTTTCCTCTGCAGCAGCGATGACGGCTGAGATCGCAGTCCGTAAAGTGCCGCAGCTGTACCGCATCACGAACTTCGTCTCCAGTGCAATCCAATCGGTTCCTTGGTACTGCGAAGTCGACAACGACGTTGTCGCCATGGAACAGGCCGGCGCCAGCTCGATCAAGGCGATCAACTCCCTCTTGAAGAGCCCCAACGACAGCTTCACGGCGACGAACTTGCAGTACTGGATCGCTTTGAACCTGTTGCTGTACGCCCGCGCCCACTTCAAGGTCGGCGTCAGCTCTTCCGGCCTGCCCAACGGCATCTACCCGCTGGCCGCTAAGTACATCCGCGGCATCCTGAACAACCGCGGCACGGTCGAGAAATACGAGTATGGCCTGAACGAGGAAAGCAAGTCGATCCTGCCGACGAGGCGGACCGCAGAGAAGACTGGCGGTGGCGTGGCTTACGCGGCTGAGATCAGTTTCCCGTCGATCACGGGGTTGGTCGAGTACAACAAGACGCCCGCAGCGATCGAGAGCATTACCCTGCCGATCATGATCATTCAGGCTTTGATGCAGCGGGCTTTCGATACCGCGTCCGGCCACCCGAACGTCAAGTACATTATCACGGCAGAGAAAACTCTGACGGTCCAGCAGAAAGAGGCCGTGAAGAAGCACTTGGAAGAAGCCGCTCCGGGCAACGAGGACAGCGGCAACATCCTGTTCTTGTACAACACGTCGATCACGGTCCACAAGCTCGACAATGACCTCAACGACATCCACTCGAAGCTGCCCCTCGACGACATGACCCGGCAGATCGCTGGCGTTTTTGGTGTCCCGATCGCTCTTCTAGGACTGGGGTCCGCCGACGCGGCTAAGTACGCGAACAATTACGCGGAAAGCCGTCTGTCGTTTTGGCAAGACACGATCGTCCCGTGCTACCTGCGGCCCATCGCGACTGGGATGACAGCAGCTCTGTGCCCTGCGGGGGCGCGGATCTGTTTTGACCTCGACGATATCCCGGCCCTCTGGGAAGGCCGCGCCAAGTTGGGCCAAGTCCTCGGCACTGTGCCCTTTATGACGGACAACGAGAAGCGGGCTACGTTGGACTTCGAGCCGATCGCCGGCGGAGAGAATCTGCCGCCGCGGCCGCCGAAAGAAAGTCCAGCAACTGACACAACGGTCAAGCCTGATGGCTCGGCTTACGCGCCCGACGACGGCGTCACGAACAGGAGGCCTCTCCAATGACCAAGACCTGGCAAGCTGGCGATCGAATCGAGTGCGATCTGGCTTTCAACCCAGCGACGATGGCGGCCGGCGAAAATATTCCCGACGGCTTCATCAAGGGCATCGCGTCGACGCCAGCAACGGACGCTTACGGCCACAAGGTCCTGCCAGGGGCTTTCACGAAGTCGATCAACACCAAAGGCCTGAGCGGACCCCGCGGCATCAAGCTGCTGGCAGGCCACGACTGGCACAAGCCAGCAGGCGTCATCAACCGTCTCGAGACTGTCGGTCAGGCGTTGCAGCTCGAAGCCCAGATGAATCTGAACGTGTCTTACGTCAAGGATCTGTACGAAGTCGCCAAGCAGAACAACGGTTTGTCGTTTTCTGTCGGCTTTATCCTTGAAGATTTTGAGTTTGTCGACCAAGAAAAGGCCGTCGACAACGAGTTTTTGATCATAAAGAGCGGGGATTTGATGGAAGTTTCCATCGTCTGCTTCCCTGCCTGCGCCGAAGCTGAGATGAGTTTCATCAAGCAATCCCCGAATACTCTGGCAGAGTTCGAGAAGGCGCTGGTCGCCGAGGGCATCTGCAAGAGTCGGAACGAGGCGAACCGGATCACGCTGGCCGTGAAAAAGTCGGTTCACTTGTTTCATGGCAAGACGCCTCAGGAGGCGGCTCGCGTCATTGAACCGACCCATCCCTTGTTGGATGTTCACAAGCTAAGGGCCGCAACCGATCTTGCGATCAAGGCCAGGGCGTTGCTCAGCTCCCGGTGAGTTGACCCGCCGATCCACAATCAGGAAACACATCCATGAACACCAGTCACTCACTCCTCCGAGGGACTTACCTCACGAAGGAAGCTCCTGCGGACGTCAAGGCCGCCGAGAAGGCCCTGGAGACTTTGACTCTCGAGCTTGGCAACATCACGACCGCCTTGGAAACTAACAGGAAAGAAGTGGACACCCACTACAAGGACCTGACGACACACTTCAACGGCGTCAAGGCCGACACGGATGAGGTCAAGGAGTCTGTCAAGAAGCATGCCATCGAGTACGCTGCTCTCGTCACCAAGCAGCAGGCGCTTGAGCAGACCATCGACAACATCAAGAAGGAGATGGACGCCCCGCTCCTCAAGGGCGGTTCGGATCTGGCTGACAACGACCGCAAGTCTGCCGTCGAGCTGCAGCGCCGCGCGTTCCTGTTCAAGGGCGGCAACGAGTTCGAGTTCAAGCCGGACATGGAGAACCTGGTCGATGCTTCGGCGTATCGGTCGGCGGTTCGCAAGCTCATGAATGTGGGCATCGAGTCGAAGGCCAAGATTGTCCGCACGTTCACGGACATCGAGCGCAAGGCTTTCGACGGAGCTTCGCTTGACTCGGCCCTGTTCTCTCCGGAGATGCTCGGCATCGAGGTTGACTGCACGATCCTGTGCGCAGAGCTGCTCGACCTCTACGGCAATGCCACCGTCGGCAAGTCCACGTTCATGTACCCGCAGGTGCTCGACTACGGCGCCATCGGTCAGTACGACTGCGACGCCAAGTGCGACGCCGAGTACGGGCCTGAGGGCAACATCGTGTACAAGAACGGCAAGGTCAGCGACTTCCGTGGCGTCTTCTGCCTGGTCCGCAAGGTCCTGGCCGAGGCCAACTACGATCTGCTCGACTTCATGTACCGGGCAGCGTCGCGGTCCTATCGGATCAATCGCAACCGCGCCTTGATCGCTGGCGACGGCATCAACGAGCCCCTCGGCTGGTTGACGGCGAACTGCTTCACCAAGATCAAGACCCCAACGGCGGCGTTCAATCACGTGGATTTCCGCCTGTTCTTCGCCTCAGCGCCGGTCGAGTATGGCCCGGTCGTGGCGACGATGCACCAGAACATGTTCGCCTATCTGGCGGCCATGACTGACTCGGTCGGCCGGTTCATCTTCGGCGAAGGCCTGATGACCTACAGCCCTGACGACGTGCGGGAGCGCATCCGCATCTCGAACTGCCTGCCGGACGCCACGCATGGCTTGACGAAGGGTTCGGCAGCCGCCCCGTTCACCACCGGCGACTTCTTGTTCGCTGCCGGCGCTTGGAAGCAGGCGTACTACATGGTGAACAAGCGTCCCCTCTGGATCGAGCAGTGGGAAGGCCAGAGCTCGGCCTGGTGCGTCAAGTACCAGTTCGGTGCCGAGGACGGCGGCTTCACGGCCTGCTGCCCAGCAGCCCGCATCCTCATCGTTGGCCCTTGATCTGGGTCGGCATTTCCCCCACTGGAGACCAAGTCCATGAACCTTAATCACGCTTCCCAGCACCAGGGTGTCGTTGCCTGGGACGGGACCGCCGCGCATCCGATTGATGTGCGTCATCACGTCAGCTTCTCCTTCACGTTCCGTCCTATCGCGGATCTGGCGGCAGATGCTGTCTTCACGATCAAGGCTGCGCCGGCGTCAGCCGGAGATCCTTGCGTGCCTGGCACGTTCGTCGATGTGCCTGAAGTCGTCCAGTGCGACGGCTTCGCAGTCGGGGCCGCCTCGACGGTCACGCTTCCAGCTGGAACGAAGGCGGGTTCTCTCTGCACGGCGACTTTGCCGTGCAAGCCCAATGCTTTCGTTGAAGTCACCGGTCCAGCTACCGCGACGGCGGTAGCCATTCTTTCGGGGCCGATGTGAGGGTTGCTAACAACAAACCCATGAGGATCGAGCCCGGGGATCAAGTCGTGATCCGGGCTCGCCTGCCTGCCAAGTCCCAGCTTGGCAGGCTCTACGTCTTCGCCAAGGAAGCCCGCGGCGAGGATTTCTCGCCTTACGTGCCGCGGATGACGTCGTTCGAAGAGCCCAGCATGGCGACGCCGGTGTCCCTGCGGTTGATCGACTCTCATCCGGAGAAACGCGTCTCGTTCACGTCTGACATCGACGGCTACGTCTGCGTCATGCAGGAAGTGGACGATTTCCGCGACCCTTTGGCGCATGTTAATATGCGGCGGATCATCGACCGCAACCTGAATTGGCGGCGTCGCGCTGCTCGATTGATCAACGGGATGGTACCGTGGAAGAACTGGCAGAACCGCTGATCGAGACCCCAGACAAAGCCCCATCGACGGCCTCGGGCCTGATGGGTGTCGTCATGATTCACACTAGTGGTCAAGACGACGAGGTGCGATGGTTCGACTACAAGCCGACTTTTTACGCCGACGCGATCCGGGTGGTCTGGGACCACGACACAATGGCGGTGGCGATCCCGGCCGAGACGGCAGATTACCTGCTGAAGAACGGCTACGCTCGGCCGATGACAGCCGACGAGGTTGCTGCTTACAACGAGCAGCTGAAGAAGCCCGAGACTGAGCCTGAGAAAGCCGAAAAGGTCACGGGGAAGTCGAAGTCAAAGAAGGAGAAAACTGATGATTAAGGTACGCTGCACCAATGCTTGTACCCAGAACGCGGCGACGACTCTCGCACCGCCGCCGTGCTTTACGTGCACGTGATCTAGACTCGTTGCGTGTGCGAAAGGGGAGACTGGAGGGGTTTGCAACCGCTCCTCCAGATCTTCTAATCCTTCTGAAAGGATCTAGACCATGTACCATTTCACGGTCGATCAAGCCGTCAGCGATGGCTGTCAGGTTTGCTGCTGCGAGAAGTTGTCCCTGAAGCCAGGGACCGTGAACAAGGTAACAGTCAGCTACGTGCCGTGGGCAGCGCCGATCGGGCAGCTCCACTGCAACCCACAGTTCGTGCTGGAGCAGATGGAAACCTGCCCCGTGCCGATGACGGGCAACCTGCCGCCAAGCATTGTGGCTCCCGTCGAGTTCACGACGCCCATGAATACTCTGCTAGAAGGCGTCCTTGGCGACAAAGTCGCGGACCCTGAGTCAGCACCGACGACGTTCAAGCTCTTGCCGTTGTACGGGCCGCAGCACGGCACCCTGATCTTGCACGAGACGGGGATGTTCGACTACACACCAGTGCCGAACTACAAAGGCCCGGACAGTTTCTACGCATCAGCCTCGGACGGCACCAACACGTTCGTCTTCGAGACTCGGATCGGAGTGGAGCAGGCCGCGTCGCCGCCCACGCCGTCCATCAGCATCATCAGCGAGGGAGTTCAGGTGGACCAGCGATACCACATGATCTCTTTCCCTGTGAAAGTGTCTCCAGGAGCGGGGCTCTGTGAGGTCTGGCGCCTGACTGTTTTACAGTCGGCGCTAGACTGCTCCTGTTTCTGCTTCAACCGCACCGACTGCTTCGACATTGGGATCGCCAAGTGCTGACACCTCGGGGATTGATACCGATCCCGCGGCCCAGCAGCACGGACCTGCCGCCGCCACCGCCGCCGACGTCTTTCGATTGGTCTGCTCGATTGTCGATCGAGATGATCCGGCAGCACACCAAGACGGAAGACGTGCCTGGAGTGACCGACGATCAGCTGATGCTGTATCGGTCAGCGGCGATCGAGGCGGCTGAACTCTACACGGGCATGCTCCTGTCAGGCCAGAAAAACATAATCGAGCCCGTTCAGGGACCGTCTCAGGTTCGCCGACCCGGCCACTACCACTACATCCACCGCCTGCGGTACCCGACGGCGGATCAGTACGCTTACCTTTTTGGTTCGCCGTGGCCCACAGACAACATGACGTTCATGGTGCCCGTCGGTACCCGAACGATCAAGATCCCAGTTCGGACGGGGTACGTCGACACCCATAATTGCTGCGATCCCTGCTCTGAGCATCACCTCAACGCCGGCATGCAGTTGTCCTATCGGGCTGGGTTCACTTCGCCGGATCAGGTTCCCTCGGGCGTCATCATTGGCATCCTGCAGTTCATTGCTTGGGTCGTTCAGCATCCGGGCGACGAGTTGCTGACGATGAGAAACACGGAACAAGCCAGGACAGGTGGCGTTGGTGGCACGAACAACATCGCTATGGCCAGCGGCGCCCTCGAGTCTTGGCGCTTGTACAACCCGGAAGCGGTATGAATATCTCGGACTTACGCCACCGGATCAGGCTTTGCTCGGCCGACGACGTCGTCGTGGCGAACGGTGCTATGGAATTGTCTCGGCGAGAAGTCGTTACCTGCTGGGCGCACATCAAGTCTCTCTCTAACTTACCCTCGTTTTTGTCGCGGATGGGCTACGCCATCAAAGAGGGGTTTGACCGGGAGACCCACGTGATTACGGTCCGGGCTCATCTGGGCCTTTCAGTCACGAGCGCTGCCTGGGTGTACGAGGAGTTCAGGGTTTCCGAGCCACGCTGGTACAAGGTCATAGGTTTCTCAGAACAAGACAGTTGGCTGGCTTTGAGCTGTCATCTCGTCGAGCGGTCTGACCTGGCGCAACCACCGACAGGAGATCTCGTAGCTAAGGCTAGCGATATTCTCCTATGATCGAGATCACGTTCCAGCCTTGGCGACCGTTCATAGCTCGGAAGAAACCTGACACGATCAGGAAGTGGTTGAGGGGCATCGGCGAGGCGTCTAAGCAAGCGTTCACAGGCGGCATGGGTGGTTCACCGCCGTCGTCGCCTGGCGAGTACCCGGCCGTTCGAACAGGCCGATTGAAAGGATCTGTTTCGTTCACGACGACAAGCGACTCAGTGACCATCGGCAGCAACATGCCTTACAGCATCTACCTGCGGATGGGCACGTACAAGATGGCCCGCCGGAAAATGAGCGACAACGCTCTTAAGGAAGGCGTGGAAAAGGCCGGCCGATTGAAAAAATGGGTGGAGTGGACACGGATTTAGGTCGTGACTAACGAACTCTGGCCTTTTTTCCTTTTGATAGCGATAGCAGCGGTCCCGTGGCTGTCGATCATAATCATCATGACCATGCGATGAAAAAATGGATGCCCAAACACCGAAGGAAGTTCTGCCTGAGCGGCGATTCCTCCCAGCTCTCGCAGAGGCCGTGGCCACCTGGTTCCCTGAACTGGGTGGCCGCGCGCTAGCTGTGTCAGAGGTCTCAGTCACGAAGGAAAACATCCCAACCCTGCCGCTTGCTATGGTCGCTTTTGCCCGCTCGACGTCAGAACAGCCGCTTCATCAGCGCAGCGAGATGTTCGAGATCCAAGACGCTTTCATCATCGAGTTCTGGATGGAGCCGTCGCGGTACAAGAAAGCGAATGGTTCAGAGACGCCGTTCTGGAGTTACTATGACTACGAGGCCGTCCGCGATACCCTGCTCGCCAACATCACGCAGTGGGAAACCCCCGGCGGCGAACGGATCGCTTTCCGTGGCCTGACGATCGACGCTGATCCGTTGGCCGTGACTCTGTCGTTCGCTTTCATCGCCAGCTTCCGCTGGTGCTCACCCGTCACCGAGTTCGGTATTCCTTTCACGATCAGCAGCAGGCTTTGCGCTCCAGCCATTACCTGCGTTCCGACTTGTCTGGAGGAGAATGAAGACGAATGTCACCCCTGTCCATAGGCTTCAGGACCCCGAAGAGGAGCTCTACAATGTCCATGATTTATGTCAAGGCCAAACCCGACCGTCGCGCTTACTACGAGGGTCGCGTCATCCCTCAGGACAAGTTCATTCCTGTCGCTGACACGCCGTACATCCGGCGACTGATCGACCATCACGGCGATCTTGAAGTCGAGGGTGGCCGCGGCGGCGACAAGCCATCTCAGCAGGGGCGACGACCCCAGGCACCTGAGCAAGTTCAGAGACAGGATGCCCAGACTGCTGCGGACAATCGACCGAAGAAGGAAGTCTGAAACCCGGGAGCCCGCTCTCGTTCTTAACGGAGAAACATCATGAGCATCGACTCACTGCGGAGCGGGGCAATTCGAATTTGCTTCGATCCTTCTTTGAATGCCTACCCTAACAAGTGCCGCATCTTGCTTGAGGGCCAGATGCTTACCACGGGCACGGCAGAACCAAACGCCCTGATCAAGATCCCGTCGCTGCGTGACGTCGATCTTCTCTTCGGCGAAGGCAGCGTCATCTCCAATGGCTTGAAAGTGGGCTTCGCTTGTTGCCCAGATCAGGTCATGGAGTTCTACGCCCTGCCGCGCAACGATCAGGATGTTGGTGCAACGGTAAAGGCCAAGTACACGATCACCTTTACTGGGACGGCTACGTCTGACGGTCGGGCCGATTTCTTCGTCGCCGATGGTCGCTGGAACACGTCGACTCGTATCACGGAAGGCATGACTCCCGATGAGGTTGCTGCGGCAGTCGCGGCGAACATGGAAGTCGAGGCAGGCTTTCCGTTCGATCCAGTAGCTACGGCAGGCGTCATCACGCTGACAGCTAAGAACGCTGGCACGGTTGGCAACAACATCGGTATCATCTACAACTGGCACCAGCGACGGGACTACGCACCTCTCGGTGTGGATGTGGTCGTTGCTCAGTCAGTCCAAGGGTTGCACGCTGGAGCCTTTGCCGCTCCTGACTACGCGGCCACCCTCGGCGAGTGCTGTTACTGCTGCATCGGCATGCTTTACGACAGCCCGGTATGGCAAGACTACATGATCGCTTACATTGCCGACGCCTGGTCTTGCGACAAGCCCCAGTGCTTCGGCCATGGTTACACTTACAACAGCGGTACCCTCGGCCAGATCTTGGCCACGGACACGAACTCGGCAGAGGTCAGCCGGATCGCCCACTGCACGACTGATCCGATCGCTGGCTACCTCGAGGTCGCCGCTTACGCTGCTCAATCCTGTTGCTTGACGGTGAACAACCCCGAGCTGAGCATCCAGGGACCAAACTTTGGTGTCCTGTCCTGCGTCTTGCAGCCGGAGTCGTGCTTCCAGTGCTTCACGTTCGAAGAGCAGCAGCTCCTGCAGGCCACGGGGTTCGTGGTCGTGGTGCCGCTCGCTGGTGGCGCCGGGTCCATGACTAGCCCGATGGTCGTGAATGACATCACGAACAACCGCTACGACGAGGAAGGCAAGTTGAACGCCACCTGGTGGAATGTCAACTCTCGTCGTCTGGCGGCCGCTACAGCTGACGCTATGGCCATCCAGCTGGGTCAGGTCCTTGGTCTGGGACTGTTCACGAAGAACACGGCGATCCCCCGTGGCGTTCGCGGCACCAACCCCAAGCTGATCCTCGGGATGGTTCGGTCTTGGGCGAAGTCGAACATCGGGGTCTTGTTCTCGGAGTTCGATGACATCGACAACGACATCGTGCTCATGACGGACTTCGAGAAAGCTCCTCGGTGCCAGGGCATTCCGGGCAAGCTGTGGCTCGATTTTACTTATCGGCCGCCAGTCCGTATCTCTAACATCATCATCAACGCCAAGCCGGCGCTGCTGAGCAACTGTTAAGTCCAATCACGGGGAAAGTGATCAACCAAGGAGAATATCATGTTAGGTCTTATTATCCCGCTCGGCGTTCCGGGCGGTGGTAGCCCCGATCAGAGCTTGCCTGGTCAGCCCGGGCATCCGTCCAACGCGCTGCCCGGCGGCGGCCATGTATCGGGTCAGCCGGTTCCTGGCGGTGGTGGCGGCCGCCCCTCACAGGGCCTCCCCGGTCAGGGTGGCAGCGGCAGCACGTTGCCGACCGATGAAGCCTGGATTCTCGCCTATAGCCCGCGCAATGGCTACAGCTGGGTCAAGGCCAGCGATCTCGTTGGCAGTGGCCATCGTCCAGGACAGGAGCTTCCGGGCGGACCTCCCGGCCATGCATCCGGACAGCCCCTTCCTGGCGGTGAGCACGGTTCCACGCAGCCGGTGCCCGGTCAGCCGCCGCATGCATCCGGTCAGCCGGTGCCTGGGCAGCCGCCGCGTCCGGATAATCAGCCAAGTGGTGCCCAGCCGAAGAAGTAAGACGTCGAACGTCAGCGGTGGGGCTTCACTGCCCCACCGTTTCATGAAGGTTTCGAAATGAGCGACAAAACCGGTGAACCAGCTTACTCGTTCGACGCTTGCGTGTGCGGCGATCCTGAGTGCGGTTCTCTCCATCTAGTTGCCCGACGGACCGACGGTTCAGCAATCTGTGAGCTCGTGATCGCCCGCGAGCAACTTCAGGGTCTGTTGCTGATGTCGATCGAGTCTGGTTTGCTCGAGGGCGAGGTCGAAATGATCCCCCGTAACAGAATTCAGTGAGTTCATCTTGACGAAGGAGACGTAGACATGACTTGCGACAATCAGGTAGGCGTCAAGAACATTCTCTTGACGTTCAAGGACTGCGACACGGACGCAGTTTATGGGCCGATCTCTCACCTGTTGGCGACGGACACGCTGCCGACCTGGAGGCTCTGCCCTTACAACAACGACACGTTGCCGCACGGTTACGTTACGCGCAAGCCCGCCTCGCCGGAGGTCGAGATCAACGTGATCCGGGACTTGAGAATTCCCTTGTCGATGTATCAGGGGTGTAGTGACGTCAGTCTTCAGGTTGAGTACTACAACGGCCTCGTGTACTCGGCCCTTAAAGGAACAGGCACCGGCGATGACAAGAGCAACACCCATGAAGTTGACATGAAGATCACCTTCAGGGAAATCGACGAGCTCCTGCCGAACGGCATCCTCGACCAGAACGTGGCCGAGATCCCACCGACCTTCGCTCCGACAGCGCTGGCGGCGTAATCCTATGGTTGAGGTTGCAAAACTCAACGGCGCCAAGATCCCGATCACTTTTGATCTAGGAGATCGGCACATCGACGGCGCCGTCATCAAACCGCTGACGTTTTCTACGTTTGCGGAATGTATCGCAGAAGCCCAGAGCATGCGTGGCCCTAAAACCTTTGATGCGCGACTTCGAAGGTTGCGGATGGTCAAGCAGGTGACGTACTACACCAATGGTTCTGTCGCTGTCGTCGGCATGGAAGACATTCTGAAGATGCCGATCCAGGCGGCGCGAACGATCGCCGGCAAACTGGACGACGACGATGAAGTTGCTGGCAAGGTCATTACGCCTGGCGACGGCATCGACAAGGCCATCGTTTATGAGTTGGGTAAGCCCATCCCGATGGGCCAAGGAAAGCCGCCCATCAAGGAGCTGGAGTTCTTGGCCAAGACCTACGGCGACATCGAAGACGTCATGGCTGCCACTGATGCTATCTCGCAAACGGCCATGCTGATCTCTACAGTAGCGAAACCACTAGGAACGTCGCTGATTCAGTTGCCCAGCTGGGCTCTGACGCAGATCACGGTTGCTGACGGTGTTACGATATCGCGAGATATCTTACCGCTTTTTCTAGGGTCGCCAGCCGAGTGATTGAGCGGGTGGAAGAATACCGGTATTATTCCGCATCGGCAGGCGACTTACGACCGCTCAACATTCGCTTGTTGACTCTACGAGTTTTGACTTTCCAGACGATCCACAAGCAAGAATTCAAGAATCGGGTTGTCTTAGCAGGCGGAAAGCCAAAATAATTCAAAAAACAGCAGGAACTTCTGCAGGAAGGTGGTGGTATAAGGGTTGGGAGTCAAAGGCCTTTGACTCTTCAACCGACGGGAGCTCCCTCCTATGCGAACTCTGCTGGCAGCCTCAGCGCTGCTCCTGACGGCGTCATGCTTGACGCCAGCTAATGCTGTTACTATCAATGCTGCTGACATCGGTCTGACTGGCACCACCGTGGTGCAGGGCATGGTCGATATCGGCAACACTCACACGGTCATTCCCGGTTTGACTGGGACGTTAGGACTGACTTTCCTTGGCAGAACCGGCACGTTGTGGAATTTTGCTTACACCGTGACGAATACTTCCAGCGGCAACGTCACCGGTTCTTCGATCAGTAACTTCGGTCTCAACGTCACGCCCGATCTGGCGCCGACGGGATCGACGGCTACTGGATTGTTTGGTGGTAGCGTGTCAACGCCCGGAAATGAACCAGTCGGCATTGGCAGCGTCGATTTTTGTGCCTCGACTGGCCCAAGCTGTCCTGGCGGTGCCAGCAACGGTGTTGACGAGGGTCTAAGTACGAGCGGGCTGTTCTCGCTTAACTTCACCAGTGTGCTAGGGTCGATCACGCTCGATTCGGCTGACATGCGCTGGCAGGAAATCACTGGTACCTTCAACGGACAAAGGCTTCCTGAGTCTGGTGCTGGTACTAACCCTAGCGTTTGTCCGGACTGCACGATCACTCCGGTCAACGCCGTACCGGGTCCTATTGCAGGAGCCGGTATTCCAGGACTAATTGCTGCTTGTTTGACCTTGGTTGGTTTGGCTAAACGTCGACGGCAGCGATTGGCCGGTCTGGCGTAAGCCATTCCGGAGACGACCGCGCGCCGAGACGTCGACGCGTGGAATGTTGATCAAGGAGACTAAAAAATGAAGAGTCTACTCTACGCGTTTGCAGCAGTAGCGGCGTTGGCGGTCAGTCCCGCTCTCGCCGACACGATTACGGCCACGGCAACGGTCGATGGCGGTCTAACCCAGACCACCACCACCGTTAACGGCACGCTTAATATCATCGGTGGATCGATTGGAGCGTTCTCGTTTAACACTGTTAGTGCCAACTCGCAGACGACGCTGCCGGCTCCAGGGATTCTCACGACCAACTCCCTGAACTTGCAGCAGACGGCGGCAGGTGCGCACACGCTGGTGTTGGACATCACGGCATCGCAGCTCGTTGGCACCAACGCCCTGACCAACTTCCTCTCGACGTTCTCGGTTAGTGGCTTGACGGCGGGTTGGACGGCACAGGAACAGACCTTCATCAACGGCACGCTGTTGTCCTCTACCCCGGTGTTCACCACGGTATCGGGTTCGGCGAACGCCACGGTGGCCCGGTTGGAGACTAATCCGTTCTCGGCCGAGGTGCGTTACACCATCACCTCGAATGGTCCTGGTGGCTTCAATGGCGGTATCGACATTAGCGGTACTGCAGCTGTCCCTGGTCCGGTGGTCGGTGCTGGCTTCCCCGGTCTGGTCGCTCTGCTTGGCGGCATCTGGGGTTGGAAGAAACGTCGTCAGCTTTTGACGGCGTAATCTAAAGGGGGCCGTAGTGATCCGAGTCACTGCGGCCCTTCTCCGTTTTTCCTGGAACGAGGCTACCGTGTTGCGCGCTAAGGAAGCCCTGTTTCTGCATCGCCAGGGTCAAAATTACCTGCAGATCGCTAACCGGTTCAAGCTCACGCGAGAGCGCGTTCGACAACTCATCAACATCGCGATCCAGCTTGAATCCCTCGAGGAAGCTCCCGACAACGGCCTGTCCGTTCGAACCCACAACGCTCTAGTCCGCGGGGGGATCGAAGAGATCTCGCCTGAGGCCGTCAAGACCCATTTCCCGACCCTCGAACGGTTAGCTAGAATTCCCGGCATGGGAGAGAAAGCTATCGAGGAGTTGCAAGACTGGTTGGGTAAAAACGGGGCTGAAAAGATCCAATGAATTTTAAGATACCCTTGTTCGTCGTTCGGTCTTGGGACTGGTTTGAAGGCCAGATCAACAAAGACCTCATCTGGCGAATTCGGATCGTCGATGTTTTTCTTCTCGTAAGTTTTTTATTCTGCGTCGGGTATTACTGGTGGTTCTATAATTGGCAGTACGCAATCTACGCTGGCATCCTGTACGGCGTGATGATGTTAACCGGGTTCTTCCTCAGGGACTACGGCTAAAAACAGGGGGCCGTCATCGCCTCTTTCGTCGAGCAAGCTACCCTCCAAGTAAGAGATCAGTCGACCGCTCAGATCAATAAGATCAACGCGGCGTTGAAAACCCTTGCGACCACAGCGAAGTCCCTGAAGTCGATCAAGATCGACATCAAGGTCAACGACGCCAATGTAGACAAGGCCACGAGAGCCCTGCGAGCCTTGCGCAACGAGGTCAACGCCGCCAAGCGCGCACAGAACATCAACATCACTGCCAATACGGGTTCGGTTCGTCAAGCCCAGAACGCAGTTCGTGGTCTCACGCGAGACATCCGTGGTCTGAAGAACACCTCTACCGCAGCCCGCGTCAACATCAACACTAGCGCGATCTCCCAAGCCCGCCAGCAGTTGGCAGCGTTACGGTCAGCCGCTCGGCGGCCTATCAATGTTCCCTTTGTTAATGCTGGTGGCGGACCCGGTGCTGGTGCTGGTAGGCCTGGCCTTGGGGGCGGCCGTCCCGGCGGTGGCCGTCCTGGAGCCCCCGGTGCTGGTGGCGGAGGCGGTGGTGGTCGTGGTTTCATCGGTGCTGGACTTGGCGCTGCTGGTCGAGGTTTCAGTGCCGGTTTAGGCGGTGGCCTGGGTTTCCTTGGGATCAACCCAGCATTCATGGCGGTGACGGCGGCAGCTTATGCGGCAGCGGCTGCGTTGAAGGCCGTAACCGAGAGTGCTGCTACTCGTGATCGTACCAAGCTGCAAGCCGCTGTGGCAGCTACACCAGCGCAACAAGCTATCATTGATGCGAACAACGCGGACAAGACAAAAGACCGTGGTCCCCTGCCTTACACTGACGACGAACGCAAGCAGCTGGTAACTTCGCTTCTTGGTGACGTCCAAGGCGAGGGCAAGACGCCGGAAGAACGGGGCGAGGCTAGAGCTAGGGCCGCTATCAACATCGCTGATCTCATGGAACGGGAAGTTCTACCCCGTCAGTATGCTTTAGGTGGTCCAGATAAATCACCGGAGGATGTTAAGGCAGGTGTTCGTAAGCTTGTTCAGGCCATGAACTTGGCCTCGACGGACATTACCGATGAAAAGGGCAACATCACCAAAGAAGGTCGTCGTGTTCTAGAGGGTATTCAGATCGCCCAAGCGGCCGATCCGGAACTGACGCCCGGTATGATCAAGACTACGCTGGCGAACCTGAAGACCGCCGGCTACAGCTTTAGCGCCGATGCCATAGCCAAGACGTTGATGAACGCCGGTAACCGCGGCGTTCGGTCCGCCAACGAAGCTTATCGGGCAATGTCGTCGGCCACAGGTACGATCGACAACAAGGCACTGAACGAAGGTCTGGCTAATCTTAAACTTCTAGAAGGTTTCGACCGTAAGGAAGTCGGAAAGAAAAGCAAGAAAAAAGGTTCCATTATTCCTGGCAGTGGCCACGCTGTCGATGAAGCGGGATTGTATGAAGATCCCTATATGTGGTATCAGCAACACGTCGTTCCAAAGATGCAGGAAGACATTGGCAAGACTAATGCCTCTAAGGAACGAATGCGAGCTGCTAAAGAGGCGGGTAAGACACAGGACGAAATTGCCGCTGCCGGTGAGGCGACCAACGCTGAAACGATAGCTTGGATTGGTAGAAACTTCAAAAACATGTCAGCCGCTGGCAAGCAGGGCGTCGCTGACATGATCCTTGGTAACAAGCAGGCCCAGCAACAAGTCGAACAAGCTCGACTTTCGCTCAAACAAAACGTGCCAAACGCCATGGCCAAGTCCTGGACGGCGCAGTGGGCAAATCTAAAGACTGAATTGGAGAACCGTCGGGCGCAGATGGGCGACGCCATGTTTGAGAAAATGGGGCTCGCTGACAAGTTGAAGTACCTCACGGAGGCCATTAAAAATCCGCAAGGCAAGGAAGCTCAAACTCTAACTGCTGGTGGACTGGACATATTCAAAGCAGGACTGGGACCGCTGGCTACGGCTGCTGAGGGTTTGATTCGAGGCGGTTCTTTGTTGATCGACGGTGCCACGGCTTTAGCCAACTGGTTTGGCGTCGGCAGTGCCCCCTCTAATCCCATCAGTAGTCAGACTCCAGAGCAGCAGACCGCTACCGCTTTGAAACTAGCCTTGGCTGATCTGGAAACGGCGAACCGTGGCACGATTTCGCCTTATCCGGAGGAACGATCCGCCGCCATCGCAGAAGTCGTTCGGTTGACGAAGGTCGTAAATCAGCTGGCGACTAACAAGGCTTACCAAGAAGGCATGATCAAGCCCGATTGGTTTGATCCGAAGAAATTCATTCAGGTTCCGCCTGGCGGTAACTTCGAGAAGCCAACCGGTGCAGTTCCAGTACCAGCGCCAACCACAGAACGGCCGACGTGGCTGGATGACATAATTCGCAACCTGCCGAAGCCACCACCGGAGACTGATACAACGGTGGGAGGTGGTTTTGGTAAACCGTTGGACCCTTCCATTGGAATCACTCTCGATGCAGCAGCGAAGGGTGTCAATGACTCGTCAGTAAATCTCGCCAATTCCGTACTAGGTCTCAGTACTGCTAACAGCAACTTCAACACGACGTTTAACGCCTTTCCGCAAAAGGGCACTGAGGCTGGCACCAACGTCGGCAACAGTGCTATCGGGGTCATCCAAGGAGGAGCCGGCGGCGCTGGAGAGACCTTTGGCAACTCGGCGCTTGGCGTTATTCGTTCCGGCCTGTCCAACATCAGCATCAACGTCAATGCCAACGTCACTGGTGCTGGAGCGTCCGGTGACAAGGGCAGTCAGAAGGCCGCTGAGTAATGTCGCGAACGAACTGCGCCATTGGTAAGGACTACGCGCCCGCCTCGTTCAAGGGCGTGTCGTTCTTGTGCACGGAAGCCGACATCGAAGGCGGTCGTCGCGGCGCTGAAGGCGAGTTTCCGTTTGGTGAAAACACAGCGTACGCCGACTTAGGTCGGAAGATCCGAGTCTACCACCTGACGGCAGCGTTCCGAGAAGACGATCACGTCAGCGACAGCCAAGCCCTGTTTGCCGTTTGCGAGTCTCCTGGTCCTGGCATCCTGGTTCACCCGACCCGCGGCAGCGTCATGGTGGCCTGCCGGTCGGCTAAGTTCAAGGATAGCATCGAGGATAAAGCGGGTGAGACGACGGCGGATCTGGAATTCGTCGAAGCTAATCCGATCAGCGGGCTCCTTGGTTCTCTGTTTGGCCTGATCTCGTCAGGCCTCAACACGGCGTCGAAGAATTCTTTCTTGCGGGACTATCGGCCTACTTTGGTGTCTCAGCCCTGGAGCAAAGACATCATCGACCGGGCTCAGTTTCTCGTTGATCTGGTGGGCAAGACGTTTATCCGAACGATGGCGCCAGACGCCCCCGCTCAGGACTGGCGCGACGCTCTGAAGATCGAAGAGGTAGCCACCGATGACGGATTGGCAGCATCGGCTTCTAATGTGGACCGCGTTCTGGTTTCTGGTTTTCGCCATATATCTTCTAATGTGGTCGATCCAGCCAAAGCTTTTACTGTGATGAAGAAACTGGCCAATGCGGCTACGACCTCGTCGGACCTGCCGGCAGGGATCGCTGTCGAGAGCGAAGAAGCTGTCCTCAGCCGTCACCGGATCTTAGCGGCTACCGGCATGGCTGAAGCTGCGATGGGTAAGAAATACGCTTACATCGACGAAGCCCTGCAGGCGATGGACGCCGTCCTGGCTGTTCTTGAAGACGAAGCCCAGGTCGCTTACAAGAACTGTGACAACACTCTGTTCTTGGAGTTGCGCAAGTACGCGACTGAGTTCGGCAAGATGATGAATGATCTGGCGTATCGCCTGCCAGGTCTCGTAGCTGTGAATTTCATGGGCGGGGTCCACCCGCTGGTCGCTGCTTACGCGATTTACAAAGACGCCAAACGACACCGTGAGTTGGAGCAGCGAAACATCGTCGATGCTAATGGCCGCTTCCAGCCCGTGGTCGTCGGTGTTGCGCCAACGTAAGTCATGAAACCTGTTGTCATTACTATTGGCGGCGGCGAACTGACGAACTGGACGGAGATGACTCTTCAGCGGAGCAAAGATGAGCTGACGGGTTCCCTTTCAGTGTCGATCTTCGCCGGCGCCATGCCACCGTCGCCTTTGATCCGCCAGGCCAAGGCTGGCGCGGAGATCCAGGTCTACATCGCCGGTCAGTTGGCCTTCACAGGGAGCATAGATAAGCGCCAGGGCAGTGGTGCTAAGAAGGGGGAGAAAGGGACCAGGGCAGGCGGCGAGGACAACCACGGTGGTTCTATGAGCGTCAGCATCGGTCCTAACGAGTACACCATCAAGCTGTCAGCTCGCGGCAAGACTAAGCGGCTGATCGACTCGAGCCACCAGCACCCGACGACGAACATGCTGAAGCCCACGACTAAAGAGGTCGTGGAGAAACTGGTCGAGCCGTGGAAAACTCAGGTCGAGTGGAAAGGCGAGGTGATCAAGCTTGATAAACAGCGATTTCGTGACGGGGCAAGAGTGGTCGACGAGCTGCACCGAGTTGCGCTGGAAAATTGTTACTTCATGTATGAGACCCGTGACGGCAAGCTGCGCGTCACGGATGGTGTCGGATCGGAAAGCGGTGGCGGCGACGCCCTCATCCTCGGCCAGAACATCCTGACGTTCTCTGCCGAACAGTCAGAGGATGAAGCCAAGAGCAAAGTCAAGGTCAAGGGACAGCGGAGCGACAAAGACAAGTGGGGCGAGGAAGCCCTGCTCAAGACGTTCAAGGAAGTTCAAGATAGCTGGGTTAAGGACTTCGTGCCGCTGACCGTTCAGCACTACGGTGACGCTGACGATAAAACTCTGGAACGTCGCGCCCGTTTTGAGATGAACAAGCGAAGCACGGAAAGCAAGAAGATCACGATCGACGTCTTTCACGTTCAGACTCCTAGCGGCCAGCCCTGGGATATTGGCAACACCCATTACGTCGAGGTCCCGCCCGAAGGTATCTTTGACGTCTTCGAATGCACGGAACTGACCTACCACGTCAACGCTGAAAAGGAATTGAAGACGACTCTGACGCTATCGCCACCGCCGTCAGGCGGCTCCGGCGGCAGCGGCGGCGGCTTCGGCCTCTCCTCGCTGCCTCTGAACATGGGACAGGCCAGGAGAAATCAGTCTGGTGTAACCATGGTCGCGGATCAGTTTCCGGCTCCTTGGTCGTCTCCGATGTTGGGAGATCTGCCGCTGATGACCTTGGTCGAAGCCGCTGCTCTGCCACCGAAGGAAGAAACAGAAGAGCCACCACGGCAGCCGCCGCTGGTCTTACCACCATGGTTTGGGGAGGAAACGTCATGAGCTTTACCCGGTATCGAGAGAGAACCCGAGACGTTCAGGACGGCATCGAGCGGCACGTCTGGGGCAAGCAAAAATACACGGGCAAGGGCTCGATCATCAAAGTCCGTGGCACGGACAGCGAGGACCAAGAAGCCATGGTCCTGGTCGGCGGAGTTTCTTTCAACGTCAAGGAAAAGTTCAACACCGAGGTCATGCTCCTGTCCTCGTCGTCGGATACCCAGCTGAAAATGGCGCTGCTGACTATCCCCAAGGACAAGCAGCGACGGTGGATGGAGGGATCAGGTGGGGTTCAACATCCCACCGACGGCGAGTTTGCCTTGGATTTCTCGGACAAACTGGCCCACATCACTAAGAACAAGTTCGCCGTGGGGGAAAAGGGCGAATTTGAGGTCAAAGGTGACCAAGGTGTGTTTAGGGTCAAGAAATTGATCGTCGATGGCGAACTGGTCGTCAACAAGCGGATCAAGACCCCGCAGGTCATTCAGGGCAGCGAGAAGCCGCCCAGCTTCGAAGGCAGCAAGCAAGCCGAGATCGAGAAAGATGACCAGCCGAAGACGACGGCCCAGCTCGAGATGGACCTCGACCGATGATCGAACAGCCGTGCGCCGACCGGAACTCCGGCCGCCGGCGGATCTTCTGGACGACGCGGCAGGGCGCTTGCGGCGACTACAGTGTATGTGGCACACAGTGTGCTATCCCTGGGCTCCAGTATGTCGAGGAAGCCGACGACGGCCGAACGATCAGGAACGATGAGTGGTTGGAGAGCCTGATCCTCAATATTCTCAACACCCGGGCCAGAACCGACGCCAAGTGTCCTTCGCCTGCTGCCGTCTACGGCCACTGGTCTGAGTCTTACCGCGGCGATGGTTTGTACATCGGCTCGAAGATGTGGAACGCTGCGACTAAGCCGTACATCCGAACGGCTGATGCTGTCAAGGCGATCAACGCTGCCGTGACTGCCGATGTTAGCAAGCTCGTCGCTCAAGGACTTGCCAACAGCGTCGACGTCGAGACCGTTTATCGTAGCCACAACCGAGTCGACATCATCATCACAGCGACGGTGATGAACGCGAGTCACACTCTCAATCTGTCAGGCAGCCTGTCTTCAGGTAACTGGTTCTGGCACTGAGCGGGTCCATGAAATGTCATGCACTATTCTGAGACCCGACCCACAGGCGCTGTTTGATCAGCTCCGAAGTATGTTTTCCTCCACTGTCTTGGGTGGTGGCAAAATCATACCGGAGTCGAACGAATGGTATGTCCTGACGAATGACTACGCGATGGCAGAGCAATTCTACGCTGTCGCAGATCAGATGTGGCGGGAAACTGATCCTGCCACAGCTTGTTGCGATAATCTCTACGCCATGGCGGCTCAACATGGGGTGTTTCCTAACCCGGCGTCGCACTCTGAGGGTTACGCTAAATTGACAGGGACGGCAGGCTCGCCCATTCCGCCGTCGCTGGAGATCAGCACGAGCCAGGGGACTTACATCTCCGTCGGTACGATCCCCTTGACGATGCCAGACAGCAACAGCATCGTGATCCGGATCAGAGCCTTGACTCCTGGACCGGCCATGAACTCGGCGGGGACGATAACGACTGGGACTCTGACGACTCCTGCCCCCGGGATCGACGCTGCTGTGCAAATCTGCGGTGGCACGTTCTGTGGCGGCGCCGACGCAGAGACCTGTGAGGAATTTCGCAAGCGGTACATAGAGCGGTTGGCCTATCAGCCGCGGGCGACTCTTTCGTGGATAAAGCAAAAACTCTTGGAGTTCCCTTGTTCCACGCGAGTATGCGTTCGAGAGGGTAGCTGTTGCAAATGCGAGCCAGAATGCGGAGAGTGCGGTTGTAAGAACTGTGGGACCAAGATGGAGTTCTACGTTCTGTTCGACGACACCTTCCCGTGCGGTATTCCGCCGGCCAACGTTGTCGAAGAC